CTTCCCGTTTTTACGCGGGATTTCCAGCCATACCATGCGCTTACCTTCCGCGTCCCGGATTAGCCCGCGTTGCCAGTCCATGAGCTGCACCGGCTTGCCTGCTCCCGCGTCCTCGGTAAGTACGCAGTAACGCTCGATTATATTTTCAGTCCAGGTTGAGTCCATCGCTCAATGTCTTGCGTAGCTTCTCTATTTCGAGCGTTGCCTTTTGCAGGGTTTCTATTGCAGGGTTTTTGCGAAGCACTGGTTTGCCTCGGTCGGTTACCGCTTCAAGTATTGCGCCGTGCGTGTCTATGCTTTTCTCGCACTCTAATTTGATTCGCTCCCAGCGTGCTAGTTCTTCGTTCATCTTTTGATTTTGTTAAGTTGACCTATCAAATTGCTTTTGTTTTTGTTAAAACACCGTTTCCGGGGGGTTTTGCTCCTTCCCCTGGTGAAAGGAAAAGGCGTCGGTGGAATTTGCCTGGTCTTTCTTTGAGATAGCACCCCACCCCCGTTCGCCTGCTGTCTTCTTACCATGGCATTGAATGCATAGTATTTGTAGGTTGGCTTCGTTGTACACTTCGCCCCCCTCTGCTATCGGTCGTATGTGGTCTACGTGTAGCTCACGGTCGAACATAGGTACAGTACCACACGCCTCACACTGCCCACCTCTACGCATTAGTAGGGCTGCTCGGTACTTACGCCACTTGGTCGTCGCGTACAGCGGGTTATTGGCCACAATGCGCTTACGGTGTGCGTGGTGCTTTAGATAGTTGGGCATGAATTAACCAAATTAACTACTAGTAACTACTTTTTGACAATAAACATATTACACTACACTAGTACTCATTATATATAAACTTATAGAAAAGTAGTAGTTAGTAGTTAATTAGTTAATACGGTTTAGCATCCCAGTTAATAGGTGCTAACGCCTTGACCATGCGTACATTATCATGGCTAGTATAAACAAGCAGTTTAAGTCCTAGGGCATTAACTACTGAACGCACCTTGTTCCTAGCAAAGGGTCGGTTGCCCGTGTCATGGCAGTAGCTGGTGTAGCTCCGGTAGAACTCACTAAAGCTTGTTTCTTGCCCTTCGTACATACTTATGCTCTCATCGTGGAACGATTGTAGGCTGTTTATAGCCCTTCTAAATTCCTGCAATTCGACCACGTTACTCGGCACGTCGGTAAAGCATCGGTTCTTGTAAAGCCTCAAAAGCCCGTTGTGTGCCCATTGGATGATACCTGGCATTTCCTTTATAAGCTCCGCAGTAAGGCCCCAATTCTCACGCCCTACGAAGCTGTTATTAAGGCTGATTACCATAAGGCGCCTAAATACGCCGTTACTAATGTCGTCAACCATAGGCAGCCCGTTGGTCGCAAACGCAAACTTCGCGTAGGGCTTAAAATCAAACGGCTTTTTGTACTTCGGGTTGGCTGTTAGCGTTTCACCCGCTACAGCCTTTTTAAAGCCCGTAGTGCCGGTGCTGTCTTTGTAGCTTATTTCCGTGGCAATGTTTACCCAGCTGCCTGCTAGGCGTTCCAGGTTGCGCTGTTCGTTCAGTTCGTGCCACTCCAAACGCGTAACGTATGGCACCATAGCAGCCAGCACGTCCAGTATGACGCTTTTGCCGTTGCCACCATCCCCGTAAAGCACCAGGGCTTTGTGCAGGTTTAGGCCCCGGTCCAGGCAATACCCAAACCATTCTTGTATAAGCTGGGTCTTTTGCTGGGCGTCTTCATCGCCTTTAAATACGTCGTCTAGGAACTGCAGCCATTTGACTGGGAACGCTAGTACGTCAAAGTCGTGCGGTATGACTTCCGTTACCTTTTTTGGCACCTTGTAACGCAGGTCGGTTATGAACTTGCCTGCCTCTAGGTAGCCATTGCTAAACGGTACAATATCTACGCTAGCTGTGTCGTCTGCTAGCTTGTGGGCTAGGTAGTCGATTATGTAGGTCGTCTTCGCCTGCGTGCCCTTGGACTTTAGCAGGTCAAAGCACAGCGCTGCTAGCTCGTCCCTGGTTATTTCCTTGTATTCGTGCCCTTCGGCGACAAAAAAACGGCCTTTGGTGTAAAAGCCGTTTGCATCTTTGAGCTGTTGCTCGAGCCATAACGCTGCCGCGTATGGGTCCGTTAGTCCGTCTATCGCTTCCATACTCTAAAATTAGTTTCCCATGTTAAGGGGTCGAAATCGTCCCCCAGTTCCCATATTAATTTTTCCCGTTCCAAGTGTTTGGCCCAGTAAAACGTATTAGCGTGGTGTTTGCTACGCGTAATGTAAAGCGCTAGGCGCTCTAAAAGCTCTGCCTGGTGCCGTAGCTCGGCCATTTCGGCCTCGACTTGCTCCAGCTCTTTGCGCAGGTTACGCATATCAAAGCCTTTACTTTCGCTTCGTTCTATAAATTTACGAAAGCCTTTCATGCCGTAAATAGGTTAGCCCTATAAATTCGGTCTTTGTCCAAACCTCTGCTTCGACGTTGCCGCGGAACTCTAAAAGCACGTCCGTTTCGGTTCCGTCGTCATATCGGTAAAAGAACTTAAACAGCATATTTTTTCTAGAAAGCTCGCTCATAACACACGTTCGCGTTTAAGCATCCAGGCTATCTCCTCGGCGTCTTCTATGGTCATAACCACTAGCGTTCGCTTGCGGTTCTTTTTCCAAAGTATTACATTGTACATACCGTCCGTTTCCGGCATCTTCTCCAGCACTGCGTGTGGGTCCAGCCCACGCTCGACGTGCTTCGCCTGGATTTGGAATGGGTACGTTTCTACAAAGTCAACGCCCTGGGCGTCTAACCATTTGTTGCACTCACGTGCTGTTCGCACGTTGGGAAAGAGCTGCCGCAGCTTACGTGCTACGGCTTGCTCGAACCGGTTACCTTTCTGCTTTACGTTCATCGGTCAAATGGGTCAATGTCGCACGCATATTCGTGCGCCAGGGTGTAAATTTTGTTGTACAGTTTGTTGGGCATATTAACGGCATGGCCGCCAATAAACAGCGTAATACGGTCGACAATAATACGGCAGCCGTCTTCGTCGCACTCACGCTGAAATTCTACCACAAGCTCATCCTCTAGGTTAAGCTCCCCAAGGTTCCAGCTTTCGGTCATCGCTTGCGGTTTTGACCTTCCCAGTAATGCAGCCATGTCTTCAGCTTTTGCAGCTGCTTCATTTGCCCCCATAAGTCGCTCGCTTCCATTGGGTCTGCGCCTTCCATTTTGCTGCGCACTAGCGCTAGCTGGCCCTCGATGTAAACCTCAAGTTCCTGGGCCATTGGTGTGCTAAAATTGCTCATGTGCCTGCTTCATTTGGTCGTACATAAACTTGGCCAGCTCGTACACTTCGGTTACTTTCATGGTAGGGTCTGCGTTAACGCGGTCCATAGCCATTTTGAAGGCCACCTGGATAAGGATGCTGCGGTCCTTACCGCCCGCGTTATTTGCGGGAGCTTGTGGCGTATAACCGCCCTGGGGCCGTGCGGTAAAGTCGCTCACGATTTTAGCCAAAGGCGTTTGGTTTTTGTCCGTCTTTCCGGTCAGCTCGTAGTTAATCGACTGGCCTTGGTTGAAAGCGTTGGGCTTTTTGGCGTTGACCTTAATGTGGTCGCCGTTGGAAAGGTGCAGCTCGTAAGAGTACATAAGGCCGTAAGCGCTTTCCCAAGTGCCGTCGCCGGTTGCGTGTTGAATGGTTGCGGTTTTCATGCTGAAAAATTAAAAATCATGCGGTAAATAGTAACTGCCGCCAAAACTGCGAGCAGGGTTATGACTACAAAGCCCATAATGGGTACGCCTTTGCGGTCAATCCAGTTAATAAATTTATTTGCCATCGTTTTGTTAGTGTTGGTTAACACTGCAATACTATGCAAACAAATTTTAACGGGCGCTATTATTTTCGGTCAAAATTTGCGGAAAAACGTCCAAAACTAGTTTATTGTTGGTCGTACTCCTCATGTAGAACTCCACGCTTATGCAGCCTAGGGGCTTTGCTGGCGCTCCACGCTCCACGTGCCAGCCGAATGCGCCGTCGGTATACTCGTCTTTGTAGGTGCCCGTGCGGACGTGCAGTACGTCCTTAATAATCGGGACCCGGTGATGGTCCAGGGTTGCCTTGCTTTGGTACATAGCGTACAGCTCGTGTACGTGTCCCATCCAAATGCAGTCGGCCCCCTCAACGTCGGCCATCTTGCGCTGGTTTTGGATTACGCCACGTGTAACTGGCCCGCCGCCACCGCTTCCGTGGTAATAGTGTATTTTGTAGCTTTTGTCGGTTGTGCTAGCTCGAAACTGAAGCGTAAGCCATCCACCGTAGCCGCCGACCGTAATAGGTATTGCCGGCTTGTGGGTGTAGTTGAATAGGTCAGCGAACCGCTGCAAAGGGTCCGTTTCCACGTTTTTAATGATGGCAGTTTCGTGGTTTCCATAACCGATAAATATAATTGTGTCCGCGTAGTCCCCGAACCAGTCGACTGCGGTTTCTATTACCGCGTCCAGGTAATTGACCTTATTGTGTTCGGGTCGAATGTCCTTTTTGCTGCGCCTGGGGTCGTACTTCCCCTGCATCAAACAAAAAAAGTCGCCGTTTATGGCGACCTTCGCGCCTTCCTCTTTGGCTAGGTCCAGGTGTTTCTTTAGCGCCCTGCGGTCGCAGTGTGGGTTATCCCAGTGCAGGTCCGACAAAAGGTAAAGCTTGATTTTACGGCCGCCTACCTCTATGGTATGGCTGTTTCGGTGATGGGTAGTTATCATTTTTTTAGGATTACCGCCAGTAAAGCTAACCCTAAAATGCTAATAACCAACATAGCAGCTTTCTCCGTTTTCTTATCCGGTTTGGCTACCTCTTTAATAGTGTTTGTGTACGTTTTTACCGTATCTCCTTTGCACGTTCCCTTAACGTATAAACGGTCCCCAGGTAATCTTATTACTTCGACCTGCACTCGGTCGTTAACCAGCGTTACGCTATCGCGCAGGGTAATGGTGTCGTGTACCGTTTGCGTTTCGCGTATGGTAACCGTTTCGACGACTTTAGGGCTGCAAGCGGCTATAAGTAACGCGCTTGCCCACATTGCGGGCGCGAAGTATTTCACGTTTAAGGTCTTTGGGGTTGTAGCTAACGTGAACCCACTGGGGCTGGGCGTCGCCGCCAAATTCCCAAATGAGCTGGGTAAACATTAAGTTACCTTTTATGTAATTGTACAGCTTTTTGTGGTCGCCGTCCGGCGCTTGAATATCCGCCGCGTAACCGTAAAGGTGGTCGCTATTGCGGGCGCCATGCACCAGGGTGTTAACGTCCTTGCTGCGGTAGCCGCTGGTTACGTTGACGGGTCCCACCGCGTCGCGCAGGGGTTGTAGCACCTTTTCGCAAAGGGTTTGCAGATTTTGCACCTGCGTAGCGTTTGGCGTGTTGTCCAGGTTAAACCTGGTCTTTGTTAACTCCTCTAGCGTGAAGTTGGCGGTCAATCTTTGGCCCATAAAAATCCGATAATTGCGGGTAAAAATACGCTCGCCTCGGTTAATGTGCTCTTACCGAACCAAACTAAAATAAAGGCCAGCATAAATAGTATGCCGGCGATTATGCTAGTTTTAGGATTCTGGGTTATTCTTTTTAACATCTTTGCGCCACTGGTAAAGGGTGTAACCGATTGTTAGGCAGAACGATAGTACGCCAACGATCGGCATAATCTGCGCAGCCAGTGCGCTTATTCCGTTCAGTACCCAGGCACCGGCTATGTGGTCGTTACTCATCGCCCCACTGCATACCGGCGAACTGGTGCGCTTCCTTACCAGGTGCCACGTTAACGGTGTAGGTGGCCCAGCCGGTCAGGGGCTTGTCGGTCCAAAGGATGTCAACCGAAAGCTTTGCGGCTTGCTTTGTGCAAATCTGCATACCCTCTTCGTTGGTGCCCCACTCCGTGCAAAGCTTGCCAATTTCCACCACGGCCGTAACCTTTTCGGGGTCCCAGCTTGTGGCCGGGCCTTGTGGGCCTTCATGGGTTACCTCAATCTTTGCCTTCATTTCCGCCCACTTGGCGTCCGTGAATTCGTACTTTTTCCAGGTCATAGCGTGGTCAATTCTGCCAGTTGGGCGTTGGTTAGACGGGTTTTAAATATTAACATTTGCCCCAAAGATTGTGAAGCAGGGTACCCGAAGTAAACGTATAAATCGTTAATATTTATTTCGCTGATAGTTGTGCTTGAAGTAAATGTTGTGCTTGAAGATGCAGCCAAAACCCCATTAACATACAAAGCACTTGAGCCACTTTTGTAAGCAAAAGCAATCTTTGCGTATGTTCCAGACGGAAGGCTTCCAGCCGTAAGCGAAATTTTTGGATTAAACGTCCCATCCCCAACAAAAAACAAAGCGTTTACGCTGTTGTTTATTTTAATGTGCTGCAATGAGAAACCGCTATTTGAGTTAATGTTTCTCGCACTATTTAGCATATTGCTTGAATTTGAAGGGCCGCCGGTGCCTTCTTGTGGAATTAATCCTTCCCAATATATTACCCCTTCTTGCTGACCTATTAACGAGCTAATACCCGTCTTTATGGTACTTTCATCCAAACGCGTTACCGCTGCGGAAGCAGTTTTTATGTAACTGGTTTCGTAAGTGCCAAGCTCAAACTGTAAACCCCACAGCAAAAAGCCGCCCGTTCCGTCGCCAGTTACGCCGGCGCGTATGCTGAAAGCTTGGGTAGCCACTACGGTATCGGTTGTGAAGGAAACGCGGTACCAGCCGTTTCCGTAGTTTACCGTTTTAGCCCCTACAAATTGCGAAGGGGCTGGGTTTGTTACCGCGCCCGTGGTTAGGTTAATGTTTAAAAAGGCGCCAGTTATCGCGTTATCACGCACGTTTACGCTGCTGAATTCTGCGGCTTTGGCAAAAAATGAAACCGTATATACTCCACTTGTAACGCTGCTTACCTGGTATATTCCGTCGGCCCCCGCGCTTGTGGGTGAAAGCCCGTTATTCATTACTAATTTATCTGCGGTAGTGGTCCCGTCCGGAGCTGCCCCCGCATTTGCAGAAATTGTACAGCTCGTTTTTGTCCAGTTTGCCGTAGTTAGGTCTTCGGAATTTTGGTAGACGTTTGACCGCTGGGGTTCCAGCTGTAATTTCGGGCAAGTTGACCCCAGGTAGTCCAAACGCGGTACATTGCTGGCAACGGTTTCAATGAGTCCGCTGGCGTTTACGCGGGTAGCGGTGCTGGCGCGGCTGAATGCAAGCTGGCCGTCAGTCGTTAACGGCTTTTGGGCGTAGACCTTGCTAGCTTTGTAGCCCGAAGGGACTACTACTAGGCTGGCTAAATCGTAAAATGGCGTACTCATAGTAGGTTCGCAATGGCGTTAATTGTACACTCGCGCGCTTCAACGGTTCCACTGTCAGCCAGTACGTAGGCTTCATAAGTGTCCCAAATTGGGGCGGCGTAGTTTCCTCCAGTAAAGATAGTTATAAATTGTGCCGTGTTCATAGGGTGCAAGTATTGGTTTCGACGGTCCCCCCGTCGGTTATAACATAGGCATAATAAGCCAGGTTTTTGGGCAGTTCGTAGGCTATCATATTGGTGAAGCTTCTAGGTCCCCGTCGATAAATTCCCGGTACGTTACGGACGTGCTGCGTTCGGTAAGGGTTAGGTTTACCGGTTTGTAGTCAATACCGCCCCAGGTCAGTTTATGGTTGTAGCTCACGTTACCGTCTAGCTCCAGCTCGTAATACTGGTGGGCGCGGTAGCTTTTGCGTGCGATTTGGTCCGTAACTAGGTTGGCCAGGTACCGGGCGTTTATGTCCCAGCTTACGTTACCAGCTGCAGCTGTGCGGGCCGACGTGGTAAAGCGCTTAATTTCCCCTGGCGTGTTTGCCGGTACGCTTCCGCCTTGTATGTCGCCCATTTGGTTGGTGAGCTGTATGCTTACCCCGGTCTGCCGCGCCGTGTTGTCGGCGTAGTGTATCATTTGATTGGGGAAATCGTTGTGGTACGCCATAAACAGCGTGCTGGTAACGGTGATGCTGTCCGCGTTGTAGCCACCTACCTGGACAGCCGTTACCGTTATGTAGATTTGCTGCGTTCCGATTGTGGGCAGCGTGTCTAGGTGGTAGTTGTTGACGTGGTAGGTGATGTCCGCTATCAAAGGACCGGGACCGCCTACGTTTTGCGATTTTGTAAATGTCGCCGTGCTTGCCGTTGTGGTCCAATCGTTTCCGTTCCAATAATAGTTACCGAACTTAATTTGCACCTCGTACTCAACCTCTATTTGACCGCCAGTAAACCCACCGTCAAACGAAAGCCGTGCGCGCAGGTACGCGTCGTAATCAATGTGGTTTGCGCCCGTGGGTGTAGCGTCGTTTACAAAGTAGTTGAGGCGTGTTTTGTAGTTCGCCCCCTCGTCTTTGATGTAGTTGTTGGACGGCTGGTTAATGATGTACTGCACCTCTTTGAATGCAGGCTTGTACATTTCCGTGCCGTCGCTGTACACTACCTCGGTTTGCGTGGGGCCTGCCGGGGTAATACGGCCAATAAACGAACCGCCCGTGTCGTAAACAGCGTACCAGGCTGGCGTTTCAATGTGGCAGCTTCTAAAGATTAGCTCGCCTTTGTCCTGGAATAGCTGCAAGTTGAAGCTTTTGCAAATGTCTTCAATTACCTCGCGGCTGCTACGTGGCTCACCGTCCACGTAAACCAGTCCCTGGCGAATAGTCCCGGTCCACCATAGCCCACCTTCCGTAGCAGTTATGCCGTAGGGTGCGTAGTGTTCACCAGCATAGAAGCCCGTGAATAGGTCGGCTAGTTTGCAAAAGGTAAAGATTTGCGCGATGTAGGTGGTAAATGGTATTACCGTGTCCGCCTGGATGTAGTCGGCGCGCTTGTCCAGCATGCCGAAGCCGTCGCTGGCCACGACCTTAATAAAGCGCTTGCCGTTGCTTACTTCAATTTCCCCAAGGTCGGGCGTAATAAAGCCCCGCCAAACGACGTTCAGTCCTTCGTGGACCTCGAGTACCCAATCGGGTTTAGACGTCGTGAAAACGGCTCTAAAGTCGTCTACGGTGGGTGTGGCACCCTGCAGGTAGAACTGTACCGTGCACGTGCTAGGAACTATGCCCGGCAGCACGTTGTCATTTGGCTGGTAACTTATTTGAAAGTCCGCTACCTGCACTTCCACCGGGGGCGAAAAGTCGAAGCCCTGGTACGTGGTGCCCAGGTCGTAAATTTTAAAATCGTACCTGGCCGTAGTCGCGTAGAATACTAAAGTTTTAGCCACCTATCCGCCCGTAATTACTCCCGCTTCGCTGCGTACCTAAAAGCAGGTCGCTGCCGCTTACGCGGGCGCTCATGTTCAACATACCGCCGTCGCCGAATAGGTTACCCAGTCCGGTGCCTTGGCTCACGGCTCTAAAACTTGCCGCCATAGGAATGCCGGTAAATGCGCTTACAATAGCCGAAAGGGCAAGGGTCGCAGCTACCGCGGCAGCCAGCTGCTTCACGTAGTCCAGTACAGCCTTTTTAAGTACCTGGAAAAAATCTTCACCGTTGGTAATGGCTGCCGTAAACGACTGGGTAATAATGCTGCCAAATTGCTGGCCTATCATGGTGGCGGCCTGCAGCTGCGTGCTAAAGTCCTTTACGCCTGCAATTAGGGGCACTAGCTCACCTTCGACCTCGCTAATTGCTTCCATGTCGATGGGCTGGAATTGGCCTAGTACCTCGCCACGCGCGACGAAATTAAAATCTTCCTGGGCGAATTGCTGCGCCAAAGACAGCATACCGGACAGCGTGTCGCGGTACTTCTCCGCTGCCGTCGTAGCCTTTTTGGTGCTAGTCGTGGCCTCGTCCATCGCCGTGGTAAGGCCTGCCCCAAGTTTCGGCGCTGCCAGCGTTACGTCTTCGATGCTTTCCTTTGCGGCCTTTAGTCCGTTTAGGTAAATGCGGGTTTCTGCGCCTGCGGCTCCCTGGGCGTAGCTGGCAAGGTAGGCGAGCTTTTGCCATAGGCTCAAATGGCCGGTGAGCAGATTCCCTACGGCTTTTAAACCTTCGGCTAGGAATGAAAGGAACCCACTGTAAACCGGGAGCAGGGCCGTGCCAATCTGCAGCTTGAGGTCTTCAATGGTCGCCTTTTGGCGGTCGAGCTGGTCCGCTACGCTGGCCACCCCTGGGCCAATCTGCGTAATTGTCGCCTGCATGGCAGCGTTAAAGGCTTCGGCGTATGGTACGCCAGCCGCCAGCTGCTCCTTCATGGCTTTGACGTTGATACCTACCTGCTCCAGGCCTTTGGTGCTTTCCTTGGCAAACGCTGTTTGCAGTTTGTCCGCGATTTCCTCGAAGCTTTTGCCCGTGGCGTCGCTAATCGCGTTCGCGTACTCCAGCTGCTTGCTTAATTCCTGGATACCTACGCCCTGGCCTACGGCCGTTACGGCGCGCTCCATAAGCTGCAGCCTGCTTATTTCGCCGTCCGTGGCTTGCTGTAGCGCTGCTAGGTCTGCGCTGGTGCCGATATTGGCAAACGCGACCTGCACGTTTTGGGCTTCTGCGGCCAAGTTAATGGCCTGCATGGTAAAGTCCTTAATGGCTGCACCAGCAAACGAAGCCCCGATAAGCGTGCCCAAGTTCGTTAATAGCTTGCTCGTTTCCTTTAGCTTGGCATCCACTTGCTGAATGCCCTGCCGGAACTCATTAGCATCTAGGCCTAAAAGTACCTTACTGGTTACGTCCATAGCTATTTAATAACGCCCGTAGGCTGCTTACTTTTTGTTCATCTTCAAATTTAAGTAGGTCTGTTTCCTTCACTACTTTTTTAATGCTTTTCCCGCTTATGTTCACTAGCACGGCTGCTAGCCAGCGTGTACGTTTCCAGTCGTCTTTTTCAGCCTCTACCGCGTGGTGCAGTACAGCGTTAAGCTGTGCGTGCGTCAAGCTTTTGGCTTCGCTAGGCGCTAGGCCTAAACGCCCTACCAGCTGACCCAGTACGTCTACTGGGCCGCCGGCGGGGAAAAAGGGCCGTTAAGCCGCTGGGTAAGTTCGGAAATATCCCAAGTCCCTGCCATAGCCTTAAACTCGTCGAAGCTGGGGCGTCCGTTCACGTCCCAAAACTCCTGCGCATAAAGCATGGCTAGCATATCTGCCAGGCCTAGATTTCCCAATTCGGTAACGGTTTTTCCCGATACCTCTTCAAACAAAAGCGCTGCCCCCAGCGTAAACTTTTTCCCTTCCATTGCTTCGTTTATTAGTTGGTTCCTACAGTCCAAGCGCCGGTACCGTTAAGCGTAAAGCTTACCGTGGCGTTGTCTTTGTCCGGAGTAGATACCGAAAGCTGCGTAAGAATAGCGTCGCCTTCGATTTTGGTTTCGCCAGTTACGGGAGTAACCGTGCCAGCTGCCACCTGCGTAATGCGAAGCTTTACAATATCGCCGACCTTGGCGTAAAGCTCGTCTACGTTCCACAGTGAAGCGTTGTCGTCGTCCATAATGGTGCTGCCGGTAATGCTCCAGGCTTTAGCACTCGTTACGTAGGTGCGGAAAACTGCCGCGTCTTTGCTCGTCGTTTCGCGCGTTTCCGCGTTCATTTCGAAGCTGGTTTCGGTTTCCGACGCAAACGCTTTGTAGGTCGTTCCGCCGTCCACGCTCATGAATAGGCGAACTTCGCCGCCGCTTAATGTAGCCATTTTAGTAATTGATTAAAAAAGTGAAATCTGCCGCTAGTATAACGGTTTCGTCGTCTTCGTTGTAGAAAAATTGCGCCCCGGTCATGTAGGCCAGGGTAAACGTGGTTTGGGCTGCTACGCCCATTTGCTCGGCCGCGCAGTCTTCGCCTTCAAGCGTGCCAAGGTCGCCCGTTACGTATTGCTCGTACAGCGGCATTACGCGCGGGTAATGCTGCAGGTTGTGGCGTATTTGGCTTAACTGTGCCTGGGCTGTGTCTGCGCTAGCGAAATGCATAAAAAGCGTAGCGCTCACGCGCTCGGCTTTGTACTCGTCTTTGGTTTCGGTTACCTCGATGCCACCTAACTGTATTACGATAAAATCTTCGGCTACGCCCTGCGGGGCTGCATACGAGTAAACTGGCACGATTGTGCTGGCGTTTACCGCGTCGTATATGTACTGTAGATAGTTCACCGCAGGTGTGCTTTTATGCGCTTTTGTACAAAGTTAGTAATTTTTAGCGCTGCCTTTTCGGGTACGTCGCTGCCAGCTAGCGCTTTGTCAAAAAATGCTTTTGCGGGCAGTCCTTTGCCGCTGTAGTTTACCAGCTGCCTGCGGTGCTGGCCTATGGTCGTTCCCTTTTTCTTTCGTCCGGGACGCACGCCACCGAACAGCTGCCAGTTGGCGTAATATGCGCCTTTCCGGTCTTGATTGCGCAGGCCCACTACTACGTAAGCCTTTTCCGTTCCTTTATTTGCGAAAACGTCGATGGACTTGTAAAGGTTGTAAAAAGCGCCCTTGTCTTTTTTGGTAGCCGTTGTACCGCCCCGCAGCTTTAGCCTGGACTTTGTTTTAACGTCATTGTAAGCTTCCTGCCGGGCTTTCTCCACTAGCGGGGCAGCTTCCCTTTTTAGTAGCTGCCGAAGCTCTTTAAAACGCAAATTTTCCGATGTGGCTAACTTGCGTAGCCGTTGCCGGAATTGGTCGAAATCTTCTACTCTGCCGCTTTCGCTTCGCAGGTAAATTGTTTTACCGCGTGCCATTGTCCCGCAGGCGGGTTTTGACCAGTATAAAACGACGACGCCCCTCGGGAATTACGCTAACTATGTCGTAATCTTCGTTATTGTAAACTAGTCGCCAGTTAGGCAGTACCGTGTTTGGGTAGCGCAGGCGCCAGGTGTAGAATGCGCTGCTAACCATTTGGTCGTATGGCATGGCTTCCGTTCCTGCCGTTTCTTGCACGATACGCTCGGCGTAGAATGTACCAGCGCTGGCCCAGGACTTGATGACCTGGCCGCTGTTATTTGGTACGGTTGTCGGCTGAAAAAGCTCTACGCGCAGGTCCAGCATTAGCTAAAGTTTTGGCGGTAGCGGAATGCTAGGCGGTCAAAAAAGCGATTTGTATTGTACGGCAAGTCGTCGCCGTAGTCGTAACCAAATTTAACGCGTTGGTACAGCGCGTGTTTGATGTCTGCGGGCGGGTTCGTATCGCCGCAGGTGTAGATAATCCGCATACGCGGGGGTACCTCGTCCAAGGTGATTACGGTGTTGATGAAATCGTAATCCGTGTATAAGGCCAAGGTGGTGGCATTGCCTTCGTCGTCGTATGCCGTAACGCTAGTGATAGCCGTAACCGGACCCAGGGGGAGCGTATAGCTCGCTTCCCCCGTGGTGTCCACTGTTACAGTTGTAGCACCTAAACGGTAGCCGGTGTAGCTGTTAAACTCTTCTACCGCTGCGCTAAAAAGCATAGTTAGGAGTGCATCGTCTGCGCTACCATCTACGCGGCAAAAGGCCTTTAGTTCGGTAAGGTTTACCGAAATCGGCGTATAACTGCTAACCGTTACCATGTTTAGATAGTGATGTCGGTTGCCAAAGCGAACGAAGCGTTCTGCAATACGGCTACGTCCATGAAGCGCTCCAGGTAAACCTCAACGATTGACGACTTCATGTTGGTGTAGGGGTCTACCATAAGGGTAGCACCGCCCCAAAATCCTACCTGCACGTCGCTCCAGTTACCGAAAATCATACCGTAGGTATCGGGGTTCGGAGTGGTGTAGACGGGTGAAAGGGTGGTTGAGAGGATGTTGTAACCGTTGGCAGTTTGAACCGGTGAAAGCGTGCCCTCAACGAGGAAACGACCTGAACCAGCGTCAAGCTTGGTTTGCTTCAGTTTAGCCAAAACGGCGGGGTGCGTAACGTAAGCCAGGTTACCAGCCAAAGCGTCGGCGTTAGCCAAAGCGCTTTCAAAAGCGATAAGGTCGGCGTAGTCGATGGCTCCGATGGTCAAAGCTTGTGCAGCCAGCTCGGTGTAGATACCGCTGGGCTGGTTGCTAGAACCGGTGCCGTTAAGGATTACGTTTTCGAGGCCTTTGTTAAACGAAAGGTTCAGCTGGTTGATGATGCGCTGCTCGATGCCGCGGCTGTACTCTTGACGGAGCAGCTGGTTTGACATAGAAGCAGTGATAACCGCACGCTTGGGGCTCATGGTTACTTTGTCGAAAGTAAGGTCTTGAGCAGTGTCCGTGCCAGTTTCCGTCTGCCAGTTAAGGTTGTAGGCAGCCGTTTGCTTCGGGAAATCTACGTTACCGACCAGGTTTTCGGCTACCGATACCTGCGACAAAAGCGGGGTGTTCGGGTACAAAAAGTCGATGTAACGTCCTGGGTCCGTAAATACCAAATCGCCACCAAGGTTACCGCCGGTTCCGCCGGTTACAGTTTGGGTGCGCTTAAGCAGCATTTCGGGCAGGTTGATGGCGTGCATGTCGCGTGCCTCTACTCCAAGCTTGCGCTTTTCGTTCATGCCTTCCTGGTTAACTTCGGCTTCTACGCCGGTAAGCTTACCGCTGCGGGCTTCGTTGATAGCCTTGATAAGGCTAAATTTGGCAAGGTTGCGCTCTTCCGACTTGGAAAGCTTGCCCTGCACAGCAGACGCGTCTACGAAAGCGTTGGCGCGTACTTCTGCCTCTTGTTCGTGATTTTCCACGGGTTCGGGGTTTTGGGTTAATTGTTCGGGTTGTTCAGCCTTTAGGGCTTCTTCTAGCGACCGTAGTGCTACGGACGTAGTTGGGTTGGCTCCGCGCGGCGTAAGGCTAATATCGTACATTTCGCCGATTGCCTCAATGATACGCACGGGCTTTTCGCTGCGGACGTTTTCCCAGCGTTCTTTTTTCACGGTAAAGGCCCAGCTGGCCTGGTCCACGTCGCCGCGGGCTACCAGGGTGCGTACCTCATTTCCGGTTGTGGTTTCGGGCAAATCAAAACGGAACTTTAAACCGTTGTCGTCCTGTTCCAGGGCCAGGGTTCCTTCGCCGTACTTCGACCGCGCTAACACTTGGTCGTAGTTGTGATTGTACAAGGCGTGTACGTCGTAGCTGCGCAGGTCGCCCAAGGCCCCCGGCTCAATGCGCTCGACAAAAGCGCCCATATCGTACTCGTTCCAGTTAAGCGCGTAGCCTTCGACGGTGTTACTGTCCGTCTTCGCTATTGCTTGCGTCCGAATTTCCTTCTCCATTGTTTTGGTCATTACTAGCCATATGCATAGGCTTGTTATACTCGTCGCCGCCTGGGATTGGGGGTAGCCCTTCCGTGCGGCGAATTTCGTTTGCGCTCATTGCGCCGATGTTCCAGTAACTTACGTTACGTTGTACCTCGGTGGCGATGTCGCCACGCATGAGCGATTTCATGTCCAGCTGAAAGCGGCGGTTTCCGTTGAGCAGCTTGTTGGTAAACTCCATTTCGATTACCTCGACCAGCGGGCGGATGCAGTCGCTAATAAACTGGGCGTTCTGCGCCTCGATGCTGTTGGCGTAGCCTGCGCCTTCCATGTGGCCGATTTTGTGCGGGGGGACCAGGTACAAGCGGCAAATTTCCTCAACACTAAAACGTAAGCTCTCGATAAGCTGCGATTCTTGAAAATTCGCGGCTACCGGCTTGTACTCCGCACCTTCAGTCAGCACGGCGGTCCGCCCCTTATGCTCTTTGTTCAGCTCGTCAAACTGACGGCCGATTTGCTTAACGCGGTCCGCGTCGCGAATGGTGCCCTGCAGCTGCAAAATGCCTTTAGGCATACCGCCGTTACCGTAGAAACCGCCCATGTGTGCGGTTGCTGCCATTGACGTACCGATAATTTCCTTCGCGTAAGCGACCGGGCTAACGCCGTTGATGCCGTCCAGGGTCCAGTACTTTAGGTGGATAATTTGGTCGGGCGTAAGGTTCATCGTGATACCGTTGTTTAGGTATACACGGTAGACAAGGCTGCCGCTGGTCGTGTCCAGGGTAACCAGGTCGGTGTCGATTAGCTCCAGGCCTGCCAGCGCGTTACCGCTACGCATAGGCAGAATGTACGCATTTCCACGCAGCAAAAGCTGACCCATGAACGCTTTACGAAAATCGTAGCTGTTGTACGCCTGGTTCGGGCGGCGACTCACCAGGTCATTGAGTAGGCCCGGCTGGTAAATAAGCCCCTGCTCCGTTTCGCGGTACAAGTTCCACGGCATTGATGCTACCGTTGAGCTGATTAGGTTCACGCAGCTGTAAACAGCCGATACCTTTGGGGCGTTAGTGCTGCTTACGTTTTCGCCCGCTAGCGTGGAGCTGCCGCCGAAAAGGCTCAAAAGCCAGGGCTTCGGATTTATAATACCCGAAACGCTGCGGGTTAAACGGTCATACCATGCCATACCAAATACAAAGTTATACAAAAATTATATCTAATTCCTCATATGTACTCATACCCGTGCTAGCATTGTGAACATATCCAGCCAGGGCCGTAATTAAGGCCGCTGTGCCGTCGATACGGTCCGGGGCCTTGTCCTTTTGAAAGGTCCAGTTATCGTTTTTGTCTATGTGCAGGCTGGTGTTCGCTATCATCCAGGCGGTAATAGGGTTGCCGTCGTGCGTAATTCCTTTCGTCGTAACCATGCGATACAGCAATTTCATGGGCTCATTTACCATAAGCGCCGACTGGCGCACTTCCCAGCAAAACTGCTTCCCGTATTTACTTCGCAGGCGCTCCACCGTTTCGGCAGCGTTCCACGGGTCAAAGAAAATACCTTCGACCGGGTGCTGTTCCATAATTTGTTCTATCATGGCTATGCGATGGTCGGTAGTTGTTACCTCGCCCTTCACGACGTCTAGGCTGCCGTTTTTAATCCAGTTGCGCACCAGGTTCGGGTACTTTTGCTTTCGCTTACTCATGGCGTGGTCGGTAATTTGGTAATACTGTTGCGTGTAAAAGCGCTCGCCATTGAAATAAACCACGGCGTAGGCGGTAAAGTCGTTCACCGCGGCAAGGTCCACGCCCAAAAAACACCGCCATTTGTCTATGTTTTTCGGCTTGCCGCCCTGGCATTTCAGCCATTTGCCTAGCTCGATGTAGGGCTGGGCGCTACCCGCCCACTGGTTTAGGTGCAGCTTGCGCAGGGAAAGTAGCGTCGGCTCGTCGTGTTTGGCCGTATTGCTTAACTCTTCTAGGTACTGGTACGTTACCGTTACCCCCAGGGACGGGTTTGCCTTTTGCCATACCTCGGGACTGTGCGGGTCTTCGTCGTCCCCTGCCCCGTAAATAATAGTTAACCAGCTTGGGTCTATTTCGGGCTGCTCCGCTACGCGCTGCGCATACTCGTGCCACTTATGGGCGAAGCTGTACGCACTGCCCGCCGTGGTAATTGCTATCATTTGGCTAGGTCGTGCCGCCATCGACGTGCGCAGGGCTTCCCACAGCTCCGGTCCCTTAACCTCGTTCCAGCTGTGGATTTCGTCGCAAAGGATTAGGGACGGGTTTAGACCGTGGTTACTTCCGCCGTCGCTGGTAATCGTCTTTAAATACCCCGGCTTACCCTTTAAACGTATTTCCTTTCGGAAAGGTTCAAGCACTTTCTGCAGCTGCGGGTTGAGCAAAATCATGTTACGCACGTAGCCAAACAAAATACCTGCCTGCTCCCTGGTTGCTGCCGCTAGGATTACCTGCGGGTTGGTACCGTCCTTAAACCCTTTTAGCAGGTGGGCTATGGCTAGCATGGCAATAAACGCGGACTTCCCGTTTTTACGCGGGATTTCCAGCCATACCATGCGCTTACCTTCCGCGTCCCGGATTAGCCCGCGTTGCCAGTCCATGAGCTG